GTAATAAAGTAAATGAACTAAACCAGCCTAAGCCGTTGGAATTACTTATCAAACTCCAGTTCAGTTGGTAAAAGTGCTGACTCCACTCAATCTTGACTTGCACTCCAACCTCTCCTTGGGCTATATTGAACTCGGCGATTTCCGATATTCAGTCTCTCGCGCGCAGGTGGCCGCGTTCGATCAACCAAGGACCTTCGATCATGTCAGATCTTCCCCGAAAGACTCATATGTTCTCTCCCGTCCAATATCAGGACAGCGAGGGAAATTGGCGGGTGAAGATTGTTTCTCAACGCGAGAAATTAGACGACCGAGCGAAAGGTATATTCCTCGCCGAATATTCCGAACATGCTCGTATGGGACAAGCTGCTCAGGCAGCGGGCGTCACGCCGCAGACTGTCCGTCGCCACATGGAAATCGATCCCGACTTTGCGGAAGCCTGCCTCATGGCCGAGCACAACTACCGAGATCGCTTGATCGAGCATCACCAGAACCTCGTGTTCGAGGGCACGACCAAGGTCACCTATGATCGGCAGGGAAATGTGGTCAGCGAGGAGAAGGTGTATCCGATCCGGCTCATCGAGCTCGAGCTCAAGAAGCACGACGAGGGCTATCGGGACAAGCGCGAGGTCGACGTCAAGGTCTCCGGTGGTGTGCTGGTCGCTCCCTCCGACGTGGCGTCCATCGACGACTGGGAGGCTCGCTTCTCTGGTGGCCAACTGATCGAGGGCGAAGCCCAAGAGGTCCACGAACCAGCCGACGGGGACGACGACCTCTCCGAGGATTGATCCCTCCTCTCCTTGGGCTCTGCCACATGACCGCTTCGGTGTGTCACTGCCAACCACTCTCGGCAGACAGCCTCGTTCCCTCACGACCGCGTCAGTCTCTCATCCTCAATCATTCTCGGCAGATCGGTCGGTCTCGGTAGATCGGTGGGTCTGTCGGTCCCGATCCCGTAATGTTATAACATAACGATCTCTGCCTCAATTCTGCCACATTTCAAAATCGCGCAGTCTGTCCGTTCCCATCCCGCTGGATTGATCTCGGTCTAGCATTTCTGGTCGGGAGATGCAAGTCCTATTTTGCGTTTTGCGGATTTATTTTTCAAATCGCATTTTCCGCTTGCGTTCCGGTCCGGATCGTGCTAATCGCGCGCGCCCATGCGCCCCAGAAAGGGAGTCCAAAATATTTTGTCTAAAACGAAAAATAGGGCTTTACATTTGCACCGGGAAGTGCGACACTCAAATCACGGTAAGGGCAATGACGCTCACCGCTTAACAGCTAAAGGATAACGACCATGACCAAGTCCAACACCGCTTCCGCTCCCCGCGCTCAGGCCACCAAGGTTTCCACCAAGGCCAAGGCCAACGCTCCCGTCCAGCAGACCAAGGCTCCGGCCGCTGCTCCTGCCTCCCCCATCGAGGTCGCCCGCGCCAACGTCCAGGCCAAGGCCACCGAGGGAGTCGGCGTGACCCTCCACACGAACGGCAACTTCATCAAGGGTCTGGCCGCTGAGCCGGTCGTGGCCAAGCCTCAGCGCAAGATGCTCCGGGTCATCGACAAGATCATCGGCCATCCGGGCAAGGGCAACTGCGTGAAGCGGTTCCACCTCTACCAGGAGGGGATGACTCTCCTCCACTGCAAGGCCACCGCTGGCCTCATCCCCTCGGACGTGACCTTCTACGCCGAGCTTGGCTACCTGACCCTCAGGGACGCCACCGACGAGGAATACAATGCGGCGGTCAAGGAGTGGGAGGGCAAGGTGGCCGAGGCCAAGGCCCAGACCACCAAGGCAGCCTGACACGGACGGGAGGATCGGTCGCCGATCGGTCCTCCCTCCCCGGACCTCCCCCCATCAACGGCCGTCGACAGACGGCCTACGGGAGTGGTCCCGTGCCCGCGACTCTGGCCCTCAACAATGACAGATGGGTGATCTGCAAATGAAGAATGAGAATCCTCAATCTCCAGTCATTCTCAATGCCAAGAAAGTCGGCCGTCACCAAGAGGGCGCGGTCTATATCGGTCGTCCAAGCAAGTGGGGCAACCCCTTTGTGATAGGTGAAGACGGAGACAGGGACGAGGTCATCCGCAAGTTCGAGGAAGCGATCAGGGCCGAGCCCAAGATGATGGCGGAGGCGAGGACCGAGTTGCGCGGCAAGAACCTGATCTGCTGGTGCCACCCCTCCCCTTGCCACGGCGATGTCCTTTTGCGAATCGCCAACGAGGAAATCTGAGATGAGAGATGGAGCTATATTCGTCTTCGGGAGCAACTTGGCAGGGAGGCACGGCAAGGGAGCCGCGCTGACGGCGAAGGAGCGATACGGAGCCCAGAGAGGAGTAGGGTTCGGCCCGACTGGACAGGCGTATGCGATCCCTACGAAGGACGAGCGATTGCAGGTGCTTCCGCGTGATATGATCGCCGTCTACGTGGCCGAGTTCATTGACTATGCGAAGGCTCACCCAGAGCTGACGTTCTATCTCACCCCGGTCGGGACTGGTCTGGCAGGATACAGCCAGTTCAGCATGAGGACCCTGTTCAGCGGAGCTCCGGCAAACGTAGAATGGGCGGAGACATGGGAAGTCCAGCACGGTTGTGAAGAATAACGACCGTTTCCCCTTTTTGAAACCAATGCGCGCCCGCTCACCTCTGGGCTCGGTGGCTGAAAAACAGCACTTGCCAGAATCATTCGGATGAAGTAGGATCGATCATCAAGTTCTCAATGGGGGATTTGATGAGATGAGCAATGCGAAGAAAGTTGTGGAGCTTGGAGCCCACGAGAGGATGACGGTGGCTCAGGCCCTCGGAATCACGGAACGGGAAGCTCCCTCGGAAGTATTGATCCTCTTCACGGACGCTGACGGCGACTTCGGCCTTCGCAGCTCCGGAATGGCAAACAAGGACGCGCTGTGGCTCATCAAAGCCGGTGAAGCGCTCCTCATCAAGGAGGCATTCGGCGATGACTGACAAGATGTTCTGCCCGAGGGCGATCGAGAACGGCGGCGGACCGGATTCGCCCTTCAAGGCTCCCATGAACGGGGAGATGACGTGGCGCGAAGACTGCACCTGTTCCTATTGTGGATCCCTCTCGGAAGAATCGTTCTTCCAGGCGATCGAGGAAGGTGTCAAGCTCACTCCCACGGACAAGAATTACAAGGTCTACGTGGACGTGAAGGTCCAGGGCGCTGGCAAGTTCTACTTTCAGCACCTGTCCGACGAGGGTCGGACCAAGTTCATCGAGCTCTACAACGCGAAGAAGCTCAATATCGGTGTTCCGGGACACTTCTACGTGCTTCCGTTCTTCGCGAGCCGTGCTGAATGAACATTCACACCCCACGATACCCGGAGAATGTGATCTGGCGTCCTCAGGCCGGGTCACAGGAGGCGTTTCTCTCCTCCACTCCGATCTTTGAGGTTCTATATCAGGGAACTCGTGGCGGTGGCAAGACTGACTGCCTCCTCATGTCCTTCGGCATGTTCACTGGACGAGGGTTCGGCTCGGCCTGGAAGGGAATCCTGTTCCGCCAGACCTACAAGCAGCTGACCGACGTCATCACGAAGACGAAGAAGTGGTTCCCACAGATCTGGCCTCAGGCGAAGTTCAATCACAGCGAGCATGTGTGGACTTGGCCGGGCGGAGAGCAGCTTCTGCTCCGTCAGTTCAAGAAGGAAGACGACTACTGGAACTATCACGGTCACGAGTATCCTTGGATCGGGTGGGAAGAGCTCTGCAATTGGGCGACAGACGCTGGCTACAAGCGAATGTTCTCCTGCTGCCGCTCCTCGACTCCGGGGATGCCTCGTATGGTTCGCGCAACGACGAACCCGTATGGTCCCGGTCACAATTGGGTCAAGGCTCGCTTCCTGCCTGACCGCATGAACATGAGGGTCCGCAAGGATCTCGTGGACGAGGAGGGCCGTCCGGAACCCGCTCGCCTCTCGATCTTCTCCCGTCTGCAGGAGAACCTCATCCTGCTCAAGTCGGACCCGGACTATATCAACAAGATCGCTGCCTCGGCTCGCAACATGGCAGAGAAGAAGGCATGGCTGGACGGCTCCTGGGACATCGTCTCCGGTGGTATGTTCGACGATGTGTTCGATGCGGACTACAACATCGTTCAACCGTTCGTCATTCCGGATCGCTGGAGGATCGACCGCTCGTTCGACTGGGGTTCGTCAAAGCCCTTCGCTGTCGGATGGTGGGCCGTGTCCAACGGAGAGGACGTCCAGCTGCGAGACGGCACTTGGCGCTCCACCGTGAAGGGAGATCTGTTCCGAATTCACGAGTGGTATGGCTGGACCGGGAAGCCCAATGAAGGACTGAGGATTCTTGCGATCGACATCAGCCGTGGCATCGTTGAGAGGGAGCTGAAGTGGGGCTTCCGTGATCCCCGCGACCCGACGTGGTGCCGCGTGAAGCCGGGAGTGGCCGACAGCCAGATCTTCGCGGCCGAAAATGGCAACTGCATTGCGACGGACATGTTGAACCGTGTCCGCATGGACGATGGTCTGGTTTACCGGGGGATCAAGTGGGTTCCAGCCGACAAGCGAGCAGGTTCTCGTGTGACTGGCTGGGATCAGATGCGCCGGATGCTCAAGAACGCTCACCCCTCTTCTCTTGGGCCTCGCGAGAAGCCTGGATTGTTCATCTTCAGCAACTGTGACAACTGGATCAGGACCGTGCCAGTTCTGCCCAGAGACGAGGATGACCCGGATGACGTCAACACCGAAGCCGAAGACCACATCGCTGACGAATGCCGGTATCGTGTCCGGTTCGCTGGCATGAGGGTGGGAAGCGGATCGACCAGCGGAGGCCACTGATCAAGAATCCGTCGAGATAAGCGGCGGAATATTTCCGCTTGCTATTTATCGGCGGGTGGAGTATGGTTTGTCGTATTCGTAAATCGAGGTCACGTGCATGGCTGTCAATCTCTCCGAGAAGCATCCGCAATACACGCTCCAGTTGGAAAATTGGGTGCTGATGCGCGACGCATATCGCGGAGAGCGTCAGGTCAAGTCCAAGGGTCAGGTGTATCTCCCCGCGACTGCTGGTCAGGTCATCGATGGCATGGACCAGCCGACTCAGCCCGGTGCGAAGGCGTATCAGGCTTACCTGAAGCGGGCTCGCTTCCCCAACTTCGTCCGTGAGGCGGTCCAGACTGCCGTCGGCATGATGCACTCTCAGCCGCCGAAGATCAAGTTGCCGAAGGAACTGGAAAAGATCACGTCCTCCAAGGGCGAGACCATGCCTCAGCTTCTTCGCCGGATCAACGAGGAGCAACTTCTCACCGGCCGCATCGGTCTGCTCGCTGACATTCCCACTCGGACGACGGATCCCCTCCCCTACATCGCAACCTACTCGACCGAGCGGATCATCAACTGGGATGATGGCACGGTTGAGGGCCTCGTTCCGCAGGTGCTGAACTTCGTGGTCCTCGATGAGAGCGAGTATGAGAGGAACAAGCTCAACTTCGGCTGGACCCTGGAAGAGAAGTATCGGGTGCTGGTCATCGGGACGATCGAAGGTAACGAGACCTCTGGTCCCTACAAGTTCGGTGTGTTCGAGAGCCGTGATCCGGTTGCTGTGGACTCCACTCTGAAGGAAGCGAGCATCAGGGGCAAGACGCTCGACAAGATCCCCTTCGTCATCATCAATTCCTGCGATCTGGTCTCCGACAGCGATGAACCTCCGCTGATGGATCTCGGCAACCTCTGCATGACGATCTATCGCGGCGAGGCTGACTATCGGCAGAACCTGTTCATGCAGGGACAGGACACGCTGGTCATCATCGGCGGCGCGACGGACGAGGACGAGGCAGTCCGGACCGGCGCTGGCTCCCGCATCGACGTTCCGATCGGTGGCGACGCGAAATACATCGGTGTCGAGAGCGACGGCCTCCAGGAGCAGCGTGAAGCTCTTGAGAACGATCGCAAGCGAGCCGGTTCCATGGGCGCTCAGTCGCTCGATACAGTCTCACGCGAGCGCGAGTCAGGCACGAGCTTGAATATTCGCATCGCGGCACGAACAGCTGACCTGAACCAGATCGCCCTCACAGGAGCGGCGGGCCTGGAGCAGTTGCTGAAGACTTGCGCCGAGTGGGTCGGTGCAAATCCCGAGGAAGTCAAGGTCGAGCCGAACCTCGAGTTCGGTGATCACCAGCTGAGCGGCCAGAACATGGTCGAGATGCAGACCTCTCGGAATCTTGGGTATCCCATCTCCGCGAAGTCACTCCATCAGGTTGCGTATGATCGTGGTCTGACGAAGCTGACCTTCGAGGAGGAAATGGCCCAAGCGAAGAAGGAGGAGGACGGCCCGTTCAAGCGAAGCGAGAATGGTGACCGCACTCCTGAACAAGTCCCTGGGAATGGTCCCTCGGACAAGAAGCCGGGTGATCCGGCAAAGAAGGAAGATTGACATGGCAATCGAACTCCAGTATGACAACAAAGACGCGCTGCCGGAAGCCTTCCGCAGCGATGCCGTCTTCAACGAGCTCTTCACGACAGGCGCTGACGGCAAGATCGTGCTGTCCGGCGTGACTGGCCTGAAGACCCAGAAGGACGTCGACTCCGTGAAGGAAGCTCTCCGCAAGGAGCGCGAAGATCACGGCAAGACCAAGGATGCGCTGAAGCCGTGGGGAACCCTCAACGCCGAGGAGACTCTCGCTCAGCTGGACCGGATCAAGGAGCTCGAAGCGGCGGCGGGCGGCAAGCTCGACGAAGCCAAGCTCAACGAACTGGTCGAAGGACGTCTTTCGCAGAAGACTGGCCCGCTCCAGCGCCAGATCGAAACCCTCTCCGGCGAGAAGACCAAGGCCGAACAGGAGCGTGATGCTCTGAAGGGCGAACTCGAATCCCGCGATCGCAACGACGCTGTCCGCGCTGTCGCCACCGAGTCCAAGGTCCTCGCCACGGCCATCCCCGACATGGAAATGGCCGCGTCCGTCATGCTCGAGAAGGATGCCGATGGCAACCTGATCACGAAGTCCGGCGTTGCCGGTCTCACTCCTGGGCTCTCCGTCAAGGAATGGGCCAAGGAAATGCAGAAGCTCCGTCCGCACTGGTGGCCGGAGAGCGAAGGCGGCGGTGCTCGCGGCGGCGGTGGTGGCGGTGGCTTCTCCGGGAACAACCCGTTCTCGGCTGAACACTGGTCCCTCACCGAGCAGGGCAAGTATCTCCAGGCCAACGGTCGTGAAGCTGCTGACAAGCTCGCCAAGGCGGCGGGCACGACGGTCGGCGGCACGAAGCCCGCTCCCAAAAAGTAGGGCTAAAATATCGCTTGCACCATGCTCCATTTTGGAGTATGGTGCATTCCATCCTAACTGGCGTGATGCCAGTCACCCGACCGGAACAGGGGTTCCATTGTCGGTTTTTCCCTGAACCGAGCCATTTGTCCAAAGGAGAAATCACATGGCAGCAGGTCCCGCGACTCGGGTGAGTGACATCGTCGTTCCCGAGATCTTCACCCCCTACGTTCAGCAGCTCACCGAACAGAAGGCTCGTATCATCCAGTCCGGACTCGCCGTCCGTGACCCGTCGATCGATCTTCTCCTGGCCGGTGGTGGTCTGACCTTCAACGCTCCGTCCTTCAAGGATCTCGACGACGACGCCGAACGCGTCTCCAACGACTCCTCGTCCGTGTTCAATACGGCCGATGCGTCCGCGAACGCCGCTGGTTCCGGCACTTCCCCGGAACGTGCGCCGGACCCGAAGAAGATCGGGACGTCCACCGAGGTTCTGGTTCGCCTGAGCCGCAACAACTCCTGGTCTTCGATGGACCTCGCCGCCGCTCTCGCCGGCAAGGATCCCATGGAAGCGATCGCTGACCGCGTCGCCTTCTACTGGACCCGTCGCCTTCAGGCTGCGTTCGTCGCCACCTGGAACGGCGTCATCGCTGACAACGTCGCCAACGACTCCGGTGACTACGTGAACGACATCTCCGGCGCTTCGTTCGTCGATGGTGTGACCAACTTCTCGGCCGAAGCCTTCCTCGATGCCTCGCTCACGATGGGCGACTCCATGGAAGATCTGACCGCCGTGATGGTTCACTCGGTCGTCTACAACCGGATGCAGAAG